TAGAAAACAGACCAACTTATGGTCGAAGAGGTGTAAATCCAACAGCAAGACAAAATCTTGCCAGAAAGCAAAGAGGTGATTTTCGTAAGACAACTTCTTCTGATTATGGTCTTCGTGGATATGCTCATAAGTCTAATGATCCTAATGTAGAGGCATTACAAGCAGCAAGAGGAGCACAAAGAGGTGTTATGACCCCTAGAGAGAGAAAGCAATTCAATAGAGAGGCATATGAAGCATATGAAGTTGTAGTATCATATTTGCTAGAAAACAATTTTGCAGAAAATATGGAAGATGCTAATTCTATTATCAATAATATGAGCGAGAGTTGGTTCAATCAAATTATTGAAGGATAAAATACTTTTGTTATAATATATTCAAGCACCTTGACAGGTGCTTTTTTTATGACTATAATCACTCTGTTAGGGTTGAAGATAAGTTGTATCTATAAATAACTTGAATATTATTAGGAACCCGAATGAGTTATGAAAACCCTTGGAGATACAATAGGGAAATTTTTGATAGCAATAATATTCAAGATAATTTTGGTTTTGTTTATCGTATTGATTGTGATACAACTGGTCGTAGATATGTTGGCAGGAAGTATTTTTGGTCTTTTCGTACACCGAAAGGAAAATCTAGAAAAGTTAAATCAGAGTCTGATTGGAAACAATACTACGGGTCCTGTCCAGAACTCAAAGAAGATATAAAGAAATACGGAAAAGATAAGTTTCAAAGAACTATATTATCTCTTCATAAGACTAAAGGGAAAACAAACTATGAAGAGACAAGGCAATTATTCTTAAATAATGTCTTAACTGAATCTCTTGACAATGGTACTCCTGTCTACTATAATTCCAATATACTTTCAAGATATTTTAGGAAGGATTACTTTGATGAAATTTCACGTCAAGAAAATGTGTAATGATATGATTAATAATCATATTGATCGTATGCATGAATTGTGTGATTGTGGTAAAATTAAAGATGCAGAAAGCGTTTATAGTGAAATTCGTGATTGGGTAATTCAAAAAGAAAATCTTGAAGTATTGTCCTTAGAATATATCAGTGGTTATTTTGTTGATTTTGAATAAAATCTAAATAATCCGATATAATTAAAAAATCCTTTTTGGATTCCTATTATGAGTAGGTTTTTATATTATTAGATTTTGAAGTGTGACATTTAGAGCCGTGGAAAGTGCCCTCTGAGAGGTTGGGTGTACCCCCTTTCTAAACGGATGTAGAGTTCAATTAAAATTAATGCAACAATTCTTTACTGTAGCCCTGCCCCTTCTGGCAACGGTTACGACCAATGCGGCAACACTGCCTAGCGTGTTTCCTCCTCCACCTGTGAGTGGTCCTCCACCATTTTCTATCATTAGAGAGGAGCCTACATCAAAGACAGCGACCAAAGAGGTTGCTCCCGAAAAGCCAAAAGAGAAAAGGCTAATTTGTAAAGGGTGTAATGAATACGAAAATGCTACCCTGGCATATTTCCAGCAGCGTGGTATTAAAGACAGAAACGCCCTTGCTACCATCATGGGCAATATTAGACAAGAATCAACATTTGTTCCTAATATTTGCGAAGGTGGTAGTAGAACTAGTTGGAATAACTGCGGTCGCGGTTATGGACTGATTCAATGGACATCTGCCGATAGATATTATGGATTGGGTGATTTTGCTAGAAGAAATGGTGGATCACCATCATCTCTTCACACGCAACTTCGTTATCTAACAACTGAAGTTCAATGGCAACAGATTGAGAATAGGATGAAAACTCCTGGCAAATCTATCAATCGTTATATGAACTATGCGTATAGTTGGATTGGTTGGGGGCATCATGGTGCCCGCACTTCATATGCCTATGATTATGCCAACCGACTGATCCTGGCGGAAGTTTGACACAATAGAATAAATAGTGGGGAGGGTCAATTCTTCCCCTTTATGTTTAATTTTGGAAATAAAAAACCAGATATAAAGCAGTATGCAATTATAGGAATTGTATTATCTTCTATTATTGCAATACTCTCCCAGTGTACTGGAGTATCTGAAAATGGTCTTTGGGATTTATTTGATGAGATTCAAAGAAAATATTTTCCACAAACTATTCTTAATGAATTTATAATTAAAGATCCTGAAAAACTGAATCGCAGAATTATCAGAGATGTTGATAGAGCAATTCAAAATATAACTCCTGAGTATGATCGAATCATTGAGGAAGCAGATAAAAAATATCAACCACAGTATACCGAAAAAGAAATAGATCAATCTATTTGTTATACTGATGAGTGCAAAGCACTTGGTGGAGAAATTCGTTTGTGCTCTCCTTTTGTTGAGGGAATCAATTGTCCTTTAAGTGATTTGACAAAAAAAGATGGTCTTGAGTATTAACACTTGACATATGATTTTAAGTGTTGTAGACTTCTAAAGTCCGTGTGAAGGAAGTTCTATGGGAGTGAATCCAAAAGTAAGGCACCCCGACAAGGGATACAGTAGAAGGATGCAAAACCTTCCACTCTCACAAATGCGGGAATGGTGTAGCGGTAACATGTCATCCTTCCAAGTTGAAATCACGGGTTCGATCCCCGTTTCCCGCTTGCTCCAATTTTAATAGGAGCTAAATAAACTTTGTAGTTATAATTCTTAACATAATATGACTTTTCAAAACATTATTGCTGCTGGTGTAGTTGCTGCGTCTTCTATTGCTGCTCCTGCAATGGCACAAGTCACCAGCATTAAGCAACTGAGTGATGTTCAACCTACTCAATGGTCGTATCAAGCTATCACTAATCTGGTGGAGCGTTATGGTTGTGTTGCTGGTTATCCAAATGGCACTTTCCATCCCGGTCAACCTGCAACCCGTGCTGAACTTGCTGCTCTGACGAATGCTTGCCTGGATCGTATTAGCGAGTATCAAACTGCTGCTGATGCTGCTCTTGCCGCTGCCCTCCGTGCTGAATTCTCTAAAGAGATTGCTGCAACCAATACTCGTGTGAGTGCTCTTGAGGTTGCTTCTGCTCAAAAGGCACAAGGAGTTGGTAACTATCTAGGTGCTGGTGTTCTGCTGAATCAGCAAGGTACTGCTGGAAATGGTTATAGTGCTCAACGCACTGTTTCTGGTGCTACTATTCAAGGTCGTTATGCACTGAAGACCTTTAGCAATCAGAATGCTGTTGCTGTTCGTCCTTATGCTAACCTTGTCGGTACTCCTGCTGGTCAGATCGGTGCTGGTGGTGGTGCTCTTGTTTCTTATGATTGGAGCATTTCCCGTGCCAAGTCTGGTGTTAGCCGTGCTAATATCTACACTGGTGTTGGTTATCAGATTCCTTTCGTGAATGAAACTGCTGCTAACTATCAGTCTGCTGTCGGTAATCGCGGTCAAGTAGTATTTGCTCTTGGTCTTGAGGGTCGTATTAGCAATTCACTTGTTGGTTTTGCTGATCTAAAGTTCCCTACCACTAATGCTGCTAATAGTTATGGTGCTACTAAAGGAACTTATTCTCCCGTATTTACTACAGGCATCGGAATTAAGTTCTGATAATCATTCATAAGTTGGGTGAAACCACCCCTTTGGGGTGGTATTTTATATATAAATACCTAAAAACTTGTAGAATGGAAAACCTTTTTAAGCAATTAAGTGATGCACAAGCATCACTTTTTGTTCTATTTCAAAAAACTTGGATTTATCACTGGAATGTAGTTGGTCCTAATTTTCAACAACTTCATACTCTTTTTGGTGGTCAATATGAAACAATGTTTGAAGAAATTGACACATTGACAGAACATATGAGATACTTAGGAATGAAACCAGTTAGCACTTTAAATAGAATTATTGAAGTATCTCATATTGATCAAGCGTCAAATAGCGCACAAGCGATTGATGGAATGGAAATGGTCAGACAACTCAGAGATGATAATAAAAAAATCATAGAAGTATTTGCAGACATTTCTGAAGAAGCAGATAATCAAAAACAATTTGCTACATCAAATTTAGTTCAAACTTTGATGGAAACACACGGAAAGTTTCACTGGATGTTAAAATCCTTTTTAGAATAAGGAGATTTGAAAAATGTTAACTATAAGGTGCAAAAATTGCAATACAGAATTAAAATCACATCCAACAAAGACAAAATGTTGTGGATGTTCTAATATGGCAACAATTAAAGGTGATAAAATTTCTGCTATTGATTTAACTAAGGTTGTCATTGTAGAATCAAACAAGGAAATCAAAAAAAATAATTTCCTATCAGATGAAGACATTGCTTGGCAAGAAGCAAGACGAAATCGTAAAATACGAAAATTGGAATTTGAAATTAAATAAGATTATTAAGTTTTTGATTTTTTGCGAGTGAGACTTGGTAGTCAGAGGAGCCTTATAAACTCTTTCCGCCAGATTAGCGGCTTTGACCTGGTTCGAATCCAGGCACTCGTATTTTGCTCCTTTAGCAATCTGGTGAATGCAATCGACTCATAATCGATGTGAGGTGGGTTCGATCCCCTCAAGGAGCATAGTCACGGAATGACTTAAAACTTGCCCTGGTCGGTGATAAAAACCTTTTATGTCTAAAACAAGTATCTTAAGATATATTGGCAACATTCTTCTCATTATTGGTTATCAAACTATGCTATGGGGAGATTTTAAATATGGTTTAATGATAAAAGTTGTTGGGGGATTGCTCACAATACCTTTTGCTATTAAACTTAAACTCTGGGATGTTTTATTCCTTTGTGCATTCTTTGGTATTTCTGAGATATCAAAAGTTGTACAACTTTTCCTAATTAAGTAAAATTAGGTGGTGGAGTCAAGTTTGAACCCTGATTTGCCCTCGTCGTATGGGCATTATAAGTGACGACTGGTGCGGATGGGGATCTCTCCCGCATGGGTTTCAATTTCCAGTCAAAGAATTGGTGATAATAATAAAAGATCTAAAAGAGAGTTGCTCAAACTCTCTTTTTTTTGTATAATACATATTATATACACTAATAAATTGATTTATGAGTCAATACATTAAAAAGGCACTTGTACTTGGTGCCGGTGGTTTCATTGGAAGTCATATGGTTCGTAGACTGAGATCAGAAGGGTATTGGGTACGTGGTGTTGACCTTAAGTATCCAGAGTTTTCTCAACACGAAGCAAATGAATTTATTCTTGGCGATCTTCGTGATGTAGATTTTGTTCGCCGTGTCCTTGAATATAAAGGAGATAGTGGCAACTTTTATCATTCAGTTCCTTATCGTTATATTCAATCGTTTGATGAGATCTATCAGTTTGCTGCTGATATGGGTGGTGCTGGATTTGTATTCACTGGTGAGAATGATGCAGACATTATGCATAATTCTGTTACCATTAATCTGAACGTTCTTGAAATGCAAAAACAGATGAATGAACGTACTGGCAAAAATATAACAAAAATTTTCTATTCTGGATCAGCATGTATGTATCCAGAGCACAATCAACTAGATCCAGATAATCCTGACTGCCGCGAAGAGTCCGCATACCCAGCAAATCCAGACTCTGAGTATGGATGGGAAAAACTCTTCTCTGAACGTCTATACTTTGCTTATCATCGTAATTATGGAATCCCTGTTAGGATTTCTCGCTACCACAATATTTTTGGACCTGAAGGGACCTGGAAAGGTGGAAGAGAGAAGGCACCCGCAGCGATCTGTCGTAAGGTAGCATACCTTCCAGAAGAAGGTGGAACCATTGAAGTTTGGGGTGATGGAAAGCAGACACGTTCATTCCTCTATATTGATGAGTGCATTGAAGCAACTCGCAGGATGATGGATTCTAATTTCATTGGACCAGTAAATATTGGTTCAGAAGAAATGGTCACTATCAATCAACTTGTAGAAACTGCTGCTAAAGTTTCCGGAAAGAATGTCGAAAAGAATCATATTGATGGTCCTTTAGGTGTTCGTGGCCGCAACTCTAATAATGATGTAGTTCGTAAAGAACTTGGTTGGGATTATTCTCAATCTCTTGAGGAAGGTATTCGTAAAACATATGAATGGATTTGTGGGCAAATTAAAAAATGAAAATTGCAGTTCTTGGTTCTAGTGGTCAGATTGGTGCCTATCTTACAGAGTATCTACGCGGGAAAGGTCATATAGTTGAAGAGTTTGATGTAGTCAATGGACCTTCACAAGATATGACTGTAATTCCTAATCAATATCTTGAATTTAAAATTAGAGATTCTGATTTTGTATTTTTTCTTGCATTTGATGTGGGTGGTTCTCGTTATCTTAAAAAGTATCAACATACTTTCCAGTTTATTGATAATAATGCTCGTTTGATGGCAAATGCTTTTGGATATCTTCAAAAGTATAATAAGAGGTTCATCTTTGCTTCATCTCAAATGAGTAATATGAGTTATTCTCCTTATGGGGTTCTCAAGAATGTTGGTGAACTGTATACCAAATCACTCAAAGGACTGATCGTTAAGTTCTGGAATGTTTATGGTATTGAAAAAGATTATGATAAGTCACATGCAATCACAGACTTTATTCGCAAAGGATTTGAGACTGGTGTAATTGATATGCTTACAGATGGTCAAGAAGAACGTGAGTTTCTTTATGCAGAAGATTGTTGTGATGCACTTGAAATTATTATGGATAATTATAATGATTTTACATCAGAAGATGAATTACATATTACCAGTTTCCATTCCACAAAAATCATTGATATTGCCAACATAATTATGGGACAATTTAATTTGATTGGTAAATATGATGTTAAACTGCAACCATCTATTGAAAAAGATAATGTTCAAATGGATAAAAGAAATAAACCAGATACTTATTTGACCAAGTGGTGGATACCAAAAACAACAATTGAACAGGGAATATCAAAAGTCTTTAAAGATATGGAGAAAAATTATGTCTAATATTACTGAACTTCAAAATTTTATTAACAAACTATATTGTAATTTTAATGTTAGCATTTAACCAAATTGGTAATTTAGGTAGACTGGGAAACCAGATGTTTGAATATGCGGCAGTGAAAGGTATTGCCGCTCATCATGGATATGATTGGTGTATTCCTCCATTTCATAGAATTGGTATTGAAAACTATAGTCTTCACAATTGTTTTAAATTGGAATCTGTAAAAGATAATAATCTCTCTTATCGTGAAGATTTGAATTATGTTCAAGAAAGATTTTTTCATTTTGATGAGGAACTGTTTAACCAATGTCCAGATAATGTGAGTCTTCATGGATTCTATCAATCTGAAAAATATTTTAAACATATTTCAGATGAAATTCGCAAAGATTTTACATTTCATGATGAGCATCTAGAACCATGCAAAGAGATGATGCAATCTCTGGAAGGACAGGAACCTATTATGCTTCATGTTCGTCGTGGTGATCCAAATCTTGTTGATCCTCGTGGATTTAAATGGGCATATGTAAATTGTTCTGATCAACATCCTGTTCAACCAGTAGAATATTACGAAAAAGCACTTTCTGAATTTGATGATACTCAACCAGTAATTGTTTTTTCTGATTCTCCAGAATGGGTAAAGGAACAAGAATTTTTTTCTAGTGATAGATTTCTTATTTCTGAACCAGTTGATAAATATGCAGATGGTTCTTATACTCCATATGCTGACTTATGCTTGATGTCTTTGTGTTCTCATGCTATAATTGCTAATAGTAGTATGAGTTGGTGGGGTGCTTGGTTAATTGAAAATCCCAACAAAAAAATCATTGCTCCTCAAATGTGGTTTGGTCCTGCATATGCAGACAAAGAAACTAAAGACCTATATTGTTCAAATTGGAAAATAATATGAAAATTTTTGTAACAGGATGCGCTGGATTGCTTGGTGCTAATTATAGTCGTCACCTTATTTCTAATGGTCATGAAGTAATTGGTATTGATGATTTATCTGGAGGATATAAAGCATTTATTCCAAAGGCAGAAAATTTTACTTTTGTTAAATTTGATCTTGAAAGAAGAAAAAAAGTTGTAGAACTTTTTGAAGAGCACAAACCTGATGTTCTTTTGCACTTTGCTGCGTATGCTGCAGAAGGACTTTCTCCTTTTATTCGTAATTTTAACTATAGAAATAATCTTATTTGCTCTGCAAATTTGATTAATGAGTGTATTACTCATAATACTAAAATGATATTTACGTCCAGTATGGCTGTTTATGGAGAACAAGAACCTCCATTTACAGAAGATAAAAAACCTCAACCAATTGATCCATATGGTATTGCCAAATATGCCGTAGAGTGTGATCTTAAACTTGCCCATGAACAGTTTGGTCTTCGGTATAATATTGTTCGTCCTCATAATGTTCTTGGTGTTTATCAAAACATTTGGGATAAGTATCGTAATGTGATTGGTATTTTTATTCGCAAAACATTAAATGGAGAACCAATTTTAGTTTATGGTGATGGAGAACAAACTCGTGCTTTCTCTGATATCAAATATTATATGGAACCATTTGACAAACTTCTTACTGATTATGATGGAGAAACTTTTAATATTGGTGCTGATAAATATTTCACCTTAAACGAAGTTGCAGATACAGTCCAAAAAATAGGTAAAAAGTATGGTTATGATGTTCCAATTGAGCATGGTGAACCAAGGCATGAGGTAAAACATGCATATTGCGATCATACAAAAGCAAAAACAATTCTTCAATTTGAAGATGATACTAATCTTGAAGAACTCATTGATAGTATGTTTATTTGGGCAATGAAACAACCAAATAGAAAAGTTAAAACTATGGATTATGAAGTCACAAAAGATATTTACGATTATTGGAAAAAATGAAAACTGTAGGTATTATTGGAAATGGGTTTGTGGGAAATGCAATCTATCAAAATTTTAAAGATAGGATTTCTACAAAAGTTTTTGATGTTTTTCCAGAAAAAACATTAAATTCATACGATGAGGTACTTTCTTGTGATGTAATTTTTGTTTGTCTTCCTACACCAATGATGGAAGATGGAACTTGCGACACTTCTTATATTTTTAATTTTTTTAATGAAGTTCCAAATAACATATCTGGATTATTTGTAATTAAATCTACAGTACCTATTGGTACAACAGATGAGCTTTGCAGTTTGAGACTTGATCTTAAAATTTTACATAATCCAGAATTTCTCACTGCAGAAAATGCAAAAAATGATTTTTTGCATTGCAATAGAAATGTAATTGGAGGAGATTGTTCTTATGCAAAATATTTTGGGGAGTTTCTTTATAATATTTTTCCCGAGTGGAATGATACTCCTTTATACATAGTTCAATCTAAAGAATCGGAAACAATTAAATATTTTTCAAATTCTTTTTTGGCATTAAAAATTGCGTATTTTAATAATCTTTATGAAACTTGTAATAGTTTCAATATCAATTACGATAAAGTTAAAGATGCAATTGTAAAGGATGATAGAATTGGAACTCATCACACTAAAGTTCCTGGACCAGATGGTAAATTGGGATTTGGTGGTTATTGTTTTCCCAAAGACATTAACGCACTTATTCACACATTAAATGAAAATAATATTAATTCTGAATTGCTACAAGCAACTTGGGATTATAATAAAAAAATAAGAGGTATTTATGACTGAAGAATTTATTTTTCCCGATTGTAATCGGTATTTTAAAAAAGATTTGGAAAAACTCCGATATAAATTTTCGGGCGTAGAAAATATTGAGAATAATTATTCTCAAGCATTTCAAGATATGTTTGCTCTCAGTATTCTTGATGGAAAAAAGAATGGAACATATGTTGAGATTGGTGGTGATCACGGCGTAATTATTAGTAATACGTATCTTTTGGAAACTCAATTTAATTGGAATGGAGTTTCTTTTGAAATTGATCCAGAAAAAGTAAATGGATATAATTCAATACGTGAAAATAAATGTATTTGTGCGGATGCTTTGACTTTTGATTATACAAAATTATTTGAAGAAAAAAAATTTCCAAAACAAATTGATTATCTTCAAGTAGATATTGAACCTGCTTGGCAGACATTAAATGCTCTTAAAGCACTTCCTCTTGATGAGTATAGATTTTCTGTGATTACATATGAAACTGATGCTTATAAAGATGGTCCAGATGCAGGTGAAGAGGCTATGGAAATACTTTTATCTTTTGGGTATCAACTTGTAGTTAGAAATGTAGCAAATTTAAATAATCCCTATGAAGATTGGTATGTTGATCCACAAGTAGTTAATCCTGAAATTGTTGAAAAATTTATAAATTCTAGTAGACTTTCAAAGGAAAGTACCAAATGTATCTTTGCAGTTTAAAAAATGTTAATTAGTTTTTCTTCGTTAGTCCATAAGTATAAAATTGATGTTAGTGGTGTAATTCATATTGGAGGTCATATTGGACAAGAACTTCCAAGTTACAAAAATTCAAATGTAGAAAATATTTTAATATTTGAACCACAAAAAGGTCCATTTGAAAAACTTTTTAAAGTTGCAAATGAACTTAATTTTGAAAATATTATTTTAGTAAATAAAGCATTGGGTAATAGTAATAAAAATATTGAAATGATCTGCAATGAAGATGGACTTTGTAGTTCTATTTTAAAACCAAAAATTGTTTTAACCCAATATCCTGATATTAAATTTGACAGGACAGAAGAAGTTGAAATGATTACCCTCGATTCGTATTTTGCAATTAATGAAAATAATACTTATAATTTTATTAATATGGATACGCAAGGATATGAATTGGAAGTTCTTAAAGGTGCTTTAAAAACTTTAGAAAAAATTGATGCAGTTTATACCGAAGTAAACAATGCTGAAGTTTATGAAAATAATGCTCTTATTCAAGAGATTGATGAATTTTTATCTTCTTATGATTTAGTTAGAGTTGAAACTGATTGGATGGGCGGAACTTGGGGTGACGCATTTTATATTAATCAAAAATTTTTATGAGTAATTATTTGAATACGATCTCCCATTGGTACGGGAGATTTGGAAATAATATTCAACAAATTTGTAATGGAGTATTATTTTCAGAAATTCATGGAGATGGATTTTTTAGCCCAGAACATGAATTGATTGATCAAGTATCACTGAATAATGAAAATAAAACTATAATTAGACCTAGTAGATTTTTTCATTATAATACTCAAAATAAAGATTTTGATATTGATATTAAATATTTTTATAAAAATATTGGCAGAGTAGCAAAAAATTATATTGTTCCTAAATTTAAATTTAAAATTGAATCTCCCTTTGATGAAGATACTTTAGTTATTCATATTCGTAGTGGAGATATTTTTGCACATGAACATAATCCTCCCCATGATTATGTTCCAAATCCTCTTTGTTATTATTTGAATTTGGTTGATGAATATGCTAAAATAATCGTAGTAACTGAACCAGATAATTATAATCCAATAGTTGATGAACTCAAAAAAATAAACAAAGTAACTATCCAGTCTTCTTCTGTTGGGGAAGATTTTTCTACTTTGTTGAGAACAAAAAATCTTGCATCTTCTGGTACAGGAACATTTGCAGTTGCGGCAGCATTATGTTCAAATAATTTAAAAAATTATTATTGTAGTGATTTGTATTTTGATGAGCATTTAAATCCAGAAATGTTATTTGATTCTGATGTTACAGTCCAAATGATGAATTTGAAAAATTATATTCAACTAAAAACTTGGAAAAATAATGAACAACAAAGAAAATTTATTTTGGAGTATAAAAATCAATGAGAATATTTGATTCTTTTATTTTTTTTAATGAACTTGATTTATTAGAAATGAGATTAAACATCTTAAATGATGTTGTAGATTATTTTGTTTTGACGGAATCTCCTTGGACAGTAAGTGGAAATCCAAAACCCCTTTATTATCAAGAAAATAAAGATAGGTTTGAAAAATTCAATCATAAGATTATTCATAATGTAACCGAAGTCATTCCAAATGACTATTCGGAATATATGGAAAAAAAGAAATATCATACTCCTTTTAATGGATTGAATTTGGATGGAATTCCTTATGATACGTATGAATTGAGATTTAAAAGAGCTATTTTTAATCGTGATAGTAGTATCTATGGATTAGTTAATTTTGGTATAAATGGTGATGATATTGTTCTTACTAGTGATGCGGATGAAATTATCAATCCTTTAATTCTTAAAAATTTAGAATGGTTTGATCCATCAAATCATTATGCTTGTCTTCAAAGAGCTTTTTATTATAAATTGAATTGTCTTTATCAAGAAAATTGGATGGGAACAAGAATTTCAACATTTAAAGTTCTTTCCGAATCTTCAGTTGATATGTTGAGAAATCAACATAGAAATTCTTATAAAATAGAACAAGGTGGATGGCACTGGAGTTGTTTTGGTGATGCTGATAATTTTAGATTAAAGATGCAATCATACGAACACACTGAATGTAATATCCCATCCGTTGTAGATAATGCAGAAGAAAAAATAGAAAAGGGAATTGATCCATTAAATCGTGGATTGTTAACAACTGTTCCAATTGATGATTCTTATCCAGAATATATTTTAAATAATCAAGAAAAATACATTAAAGTCATTAAACCATGGAATTGATTGAAGGTATAGCACTTTCAAATTTATGCGATTATTCTTTTGGTGACCAAGGAGGTCAATGGGGAAATATCTATACATCTTTTATGAAAGATGCAAATTTATTAAATTTGGAGTTTATTGAAAAAATATTTGAAATAAAAAAAAGTCGCAATTATATGACTTTGTTTATTGACAATATTCGTTTATATAAAAGATATATCGTAGAAGTAAAAGAAGAAGATCGTCCAATTATAGACTCATTGATGGAAAAAAGTGATCTTTTAAAATTATGCTCTCATTTTCCAGATATGAAATTTATTATTTTTACTAATTTAGAAGATACTCCAATTGATGAATATATTTTTGATGTGATTCCTGATAATGTTCTTTGTATTTCTGCTGTCAATGCTATAAGTCATGGAGGTAAAGTTATTCCTGCTCCATATGGACTTCAAAGAAAGATGCATTTAGGTGATGATAGGATTGATGATATTAAAAATTACATGAAGCATATTCCAAAAAATCCTCCAGGTTTATTATATGTAAGTCACAATGAAGGATCAAATATTGAACGCAGAGGTATTAAAGAATTATTTTACAATAAATCATGGGCAGAAGTTCATGATAAAAGAGTTTCATATTCTGTATTTCTTTATAATTTGAGTCAATCAAAATTTATGATTTGTCCTCGTGGAAATGCTATAGATTGTCATCGTAATTGGGAAGTTCTCTATATGAGAAGAGTTCCTATTATGAAAAGACATCCATATCTTGAATTTTTGTTTAAAGATTATCCTGTTCTTTTTGTAAATGAATATTCTGAAATCACAAAAGAATTTTTAGAAAAAAATGATTATATATTTAAACAAGCACAAGAAATGGATTTGACATCATTGACACTTTCATCTTTTTTTGATAAAATTGTAAATGAAAATTTGAAAAAAATATGTTAGTAAATGAAATGTATCTTGGGTCTGGTTTAGGAAATCAGATTTGGGCATCAGTAGTAACAAGAATTATTGCAGAAAAACTTGGATATAAGTATGGAATTAAAGGAAAAAATCTGTGGAAAGGTGTTGGATGGATGCCTTATTTTTGGGGAGAAGATGTCGTAGGGGGATCTAGTCCAGACGGAGGTCCTCCAGATATTCTTCCTGAAGGAATTGGATATTGGTATCGGGAAAGACAAGAAGGGCACTATAAAGAAGGTAGGCATCATCATGATATGAATCCTATTGATCATGGTCTTTTCTTTCTTCCTGATAATACAAAGATTGATGGTACATTTCAAAATCTTCTTTACATTGAAGATAGAAAAGATGATATTCGTGAATGGTGTAAAGTAGACGAAGATAAAATCATTTATGATTATGCTTCTGATAATATTTGTGTTATTCATTTTAGGGGCGGAGATTATTCCACTGGTCATTCATTTTTGCCACCCCAATATTATCAAATGGCAATTCAAAGAATGAAAGAACTTCGTAGTGATATGCAATTTGTAATTGTTACTGATGATCCAGATCTTGCCAGAAAACATATACCTGGAATTGAAGTAGTTGGTGCAGCAGTTTCTAATGAACCTGGTGGTCCTGATTATAAAATTGGTTGGTATCAAATGAAAGGGGGTCCACTTTCAATTGATTATACGATTCTCCATACAGCAAAAAATGTTATTATGTCATCCTCAACTTTTTCATTTTGGCCAGTTTGGTTATCTACAAATCTTCAAAATATTATTGTTCCTATGTATTGGTTTGATTGGAATTATTCTGATGGTTGGTGGAGACCTGTTGATTCTATTGTAACTGAATGGACATATATGGACAGAAATGGAAATTTAAAAAATGGACACGATTGTTGGCAAGAACATCGTCGTTATAATAACGTAATCAATCCAGATACTTCTGGAATTATCATTCAATATTCTTAAAACATATGACTATTCACGATTGGAACGCTATTTCAGATGAGATGATGGGATTATATGCCCAATCTTGTGATGGATGTGCAAGCGATGATTCAAATAAAGTAGAAGAGTGGTATAGTAGTAATATTATTGTTTATATTAAGAAAGATGATTAATTTACCTAATGTAACTTTATTTTGTATTTCATCAAATCAAGTTCCTGGTGCAATTTATGCTCTTCAAAAGAGTATGGAAGGTATTAATTTTGGAGCAGTGAAACTTATTACTCATGAAGAAGTAGATCTACCAGAAGGAATAGAATTTTCAAAGTGCTATGAAATTAAATCCATTCATGATTATAATTATTATTGTATCTATAATTTAACCAAACACATAGATACAGATTATTGTTTACTCGTTCAACCTGATGGATACGTTATTCGTCCCTGGAAATGGGAAAATGAATGGTTGAATTACGATTATATTGGAGCACCTTGGAGATGGGAACCAGCATCGTTTATAACTCCTTTTGGTGAACATATATCAGTTGGTAATGGTGGATTTTCTTTTAGAAGTAAAAAACTTTTAGATGTTCCCACTAAAATAGAAGTTCCTTGGGATGTAAATCAAGGAGATTTTTACAAACATTTTAATTATGGATCAACTTCAGAAGATGGAAATATTTGTGTTCATAATAAACATATATACGAAGAGCAGGGGTGTAAGTTTGCTCCAGTAGAAGTTGCTGCAAGATTTTCAAAAGAAAGACATGTATCTCCCTATCATGATAATGTAGAAACTTTTGGATTTCATTTTTTTACACAAGATATTATTTAAATTTATTTAAAAAAATTATTATGGAAAAACAAAAAATTACAATTGATAAGAATTTCATTCATTCTTCTGCATATGAAGAATATAAGTATCTTACTCAATATATGGTATATAATCAGGAAGGTAACTACAATAAACCAGGAATTAGCGATTATCCATTCTATGCGTATTATTCAACTCTTGTTGATAATACAACAATTTTGGAAATTGGAACTTGCTTGGGTGGATCTGCTGTTATGATGACACATAATAAAAATAATAAAATTATTAGTTATGATGTTGTAAATAATTTTAAAAATCTTAATTGTCCACCTATTGATAGAGATATTGAATTTAGAGTTGGAAATTTTATGGAAGATGAAATTGATTACGAAAAAATTGATTTGATTGCAATAGATGCTTCTCATACTGGAACTCTTGAAGTGCAGATGGTGAAGTATTTGGAAGAAAACTGGAAAGGTGGTCTTTTGTTTTTGGATGATATTCATAATAATAGTGATGGGGATATGCAGGGATTTTGGGATGGAATTGATAGAAAAAAGCACGAAGTGATTGATATTTCAGATATTGGTCACGGAGAAAGACTTGGTAGTGGGTTGGTAAATTTTAATAAGTATTTTGAATTAAATATTGTTGGGGATAACTAAATTATGATTGGTTATAATCATTTGGGTCGTAATGGTAGACTTGGAAATCAAATGTTTCAGTATGCTTCATTGAGGGGTATTGCTGCTAAACATGGATATGATTGGTGTATTCCTCCAAGTGAATTTAAAGATCAATGGAATGATCATCAATTATTTGATGCGTTCAAACTTCCTTATGTTGAACACGTAAAGATGCTTGGCGCAACTTATCTTGAAGAAAAAAGTTTTACATTTGATCAAGATTTATTTGAAACTTGTCCAGATAATATTAATCTTTATGGATTTTTTCAAACTGAAAAGTATTTTGAACATATTAAACCTAAAATTAAAGAAGATTTTAGTTTTGTAGATACTATCTGGAATCCCTGTAGAGAAATGTTTCAGTTTGATGAAGTAATATCATTGCATATTCGTAGATCTGATTATGTTGAAAAGCAGGGTTATCATCCATTGTGTCCTTTGGAATATTATGAAGTTGCTTTAACTAAACTTCCTCAAGATATTCCTGTATTAATTTTTTCTGATGATCCAAATTGGTGTATGAATCAAGAGTTGTTTCAACCAGATAGATTTATGGTTTCTGAATCTGATAATAATCTTGTAGACATGTGTTTAATGACAATGTGTTCTCATCATATTATTGCCAATTCATCATTTAGTTGGTGGGGTGCTTGGTTGGCAGATTCTAAAAAAGTTATTGCTCCTAAAGTTTGGTTTGGTCCCGCAGCAAATCTTGATGAAAGTGATCTTGTTCCAGAATCTTGGGAAAGAATCTAATGTCAGAATTTAGTATTGCTATACCTGCTCACGACCGTGGTGCGAATGGTCCATTGTGGATGAGAGAACTTTTGCAATCATTAAAAGTTCAAACTTTTCAAGATTTTGATATTGTTGTATCAGACCAAAGTAAAAATGATAATATTTTAAATGTTTGTCGAGAATATTCTGATAACTTTGAATTTACCTATGTGAAATATCAAGGATCAGTTCCTTGTGAAAACATTAATATTGCATTGGATAATTGTACTGGAAGAATCATTAAGATTATGTTTTCTGATGATATTTTTGTGGATGAAAATGCACTCAACATTATTAAAAAAATATATGATGAAACTAATTGTAAATGGGCATTTAGTGGATTCTGTGGAACAGAAGATGGTAAAAATTTATATGATTTGAAAGTTCCAAGATGGACTGATTATATGTTAGAAGGTAGAAATCTTTTGAGTAGCCCATCAGTGGTTTCATTTCTAAATGAGGCAAAAGTTGAGTTTGATGAAAATCTTAAATTGTTTCTTGACACCGAATTTTATCATAGAATGAGGTGGAAAAATGGAATGCCATATATCATTTCTGATGTATTGGTTGCCAATCGTGATCATGACAGTAGAATTAGTAGTCATTCTACCTCTCAATATGATGCAGCAATAGAACATTCAGAAGGTGGTTGGATGATTAATAGATCAGAATATAATTATATTCAAAATAAACATAAAGATTTTTGTAAAAATAGAAAATATCCAGATGAAAATTGATCTATTAGAAGCAACGTTTATCATTCCAATTCGTATTGAATCAAATGATAGACTTCGGAATGTGATTACTACAACTGCATTCCTTTTAGAAAATTTTGATACAAATATTATTATCAAAGAAGTAGATTCTGAATCTATATTTCAAAGAGATGCTCTTCCAATTCTAAAGAATATTTTGGAAGAGAAGATTGATATAAATCATATTTTTGAAAAATCAGATTCCCCATCATTTCATCGTCAAAGAGTTTTGAATGAAATGATTGTGGAGGCAAATACTAAAATTGTAGTTAATTATGATTGTGATGTTTTGCTGCCATTAGATTCTTATCACGAAGCATATAGTGCAATTCTTTTTAATACTCATGATGTAATCTATCCATATGGGCAAGGAATGTATCAAAAACAAGTAAATGCTACAGATGAGATTGTTTCTAATTTTTTACAAACAGGAGATTTTGAATATTTAGATAAACATTCAAATCTTCATATATCAGATTTTGGATGGGCACAATTCTTTAATCGTCAAGTTTATATTGATGGTGGAATGGAAAATGAAAATTTTGTTGCATATGCTCCAGAAGATAAAGAAAGATTTTACAGATTCTCTACTTTGGATTATAATATTGGAAGAGTAGAAAATTTTGTTTATCACCTAGAACATAAACGAGGCCAAAATTCTTGGTTTAGCAATCCACATATGAATATGAATAATTCGGAATGGGATAAAATTCAAGTAATGGATAAACAACAACTTATTGAATATTACTCAACACAAGATTATCTAAAAAAATACATCAATGGA